AATATGGAATATGGAGTTCTATTAATTATAAATGAACAACTTTCACAAGCACAGCAATTAGCAATTAGTAACTTATTCTTACTTTATGTAGGAAGTGATTTAGCGGCAGTATAATAATTAAGCTCTTGAAAGGAGACTATAAAATGGATAACTCAGTAGTAAATTTCATACTTACCTTATTAGCCAGCGGAGGGTTATTGACTATTTTAGGTCTCCTTATTAAGGCTTATTTTGAAAAGGAAGTAAAAAAAGCAGTCACAATAGAATTAAAAGAAATAAATAAAGATATTGACAATATTAAAACCGAGTTGGGTAAAAAACAATCCAAAGAAATTTGTTTAATTAGCCACAATAACATCGACCGTAGACTCGAAAGTATTGAAAACAAACTGGATAGATTAATTGAAATAAGAGATAATTAATCTAAATTATTTTTGGTTATGGTATAGTGTTTTTGAGAGCGTTAATTACACAAATTTAAAAAAGGAGAATTATTTATGTCAACTTTCAATTTTGAAAAGTTCTGGCTTGATGCCGGAAAACCAAACCAGTATGAAGCAGAAGTAGAATTCAAAGCACAAAAAGCAGCCGGTAAAATACCGGAAGATGTTAATTTAAACCGCAAAGCTATTAGAACGGCAGTCAAAAAACTTTACGCAAAATATGGTATTAATCCAAAAGCAAGAACAGGTGTAAAACAAACAGAACTCCAAGAACGTGATTTTAATGACAATTTTTTAGAACTTACTTATTTAAAAAATCAATTAAAAATCAGAGACAACGAAATTAAAAGACTTTCCGATATGGCAGCTTGTGACTATACATTAGTTAGAATGTTCGAGGAAAGTTTAGAACGTTTTGAACCAGTTCCTTGTATAGTACCGGAACAATTAAAACAAAAAACAACCAGCGAAGAGGTTGTTATTTTATTATCTGATATCCATTATGGAGAAGTTGTTTCAAGTTCTGCTATGTTAGATTCAAATGCTTATGATACTATAATTGCCCGGGAACGTTTAAACAAATGGTATAATGCAATTCGTTCTATATTAAACAAATTGAATGGTTATAACCACAAAAAAATTAACTTGTTCTTAATCGGCGATATGGTAAATGGCATGATACACGAAGAATTAAAATCAGGAACTTGTGAAGTTGACCAGGTTTTGGAATTAGCAGAAATCATTTCTAATATTATTTTTGAATTAAGTAAAGAATTTGATATTGATGTTTGTGGAGTAGTTGGAAACCACGGACGTATGACAAAGAAACCTTCTTTTAAAAAGAAATATAATAACTTCGATTATTTAGTCTATAAATTTATTGAAGTTAGATGCCAAAATTTAACAAACGTAACATTTAATTTCCCGGAAGCTGGTATGATGATTAAAGAAGTAAACGGATATAACTTCTTATTACGTCACGGTGATTGTAAAGCACAAAGTTTTATGGGAATTCCTTTTTATGGTATTCAAAGAGCAAGTTCTAAAATTACTCAAACGATTGCTTATTTAAAAGATATGTTTATACATTATGAAGTGTTAGGACACTTTCACACTACCAACGTACTTGAAAAGGTTGGTGGTTCTATTATAATGAATGGGACTTTAAAGGGCGGGGATGAATTTGCCTTGGAAAGTATGCTTACTTCTTGTGAAGCCAAACAAACAATATTTGGTGTACACAAAGAACACGGTAAAACTTGGCAGTTCGACGTTCACTGTAATTAGTAATATATAAGGAATACGAATATGAAAGAAATGCCTCCCGGCGCTCTTGGCAAGGAACTTATCCTTGACTTATTTGAGTGCGAATTTTTTATGCTTCAAAAACCGGCATTAGATGAATTTTTTATACAATTATGTAATTTAATTGATATGGAACGCACAAAACTCTTCTACTGGGAGTATGATGGAACTGTAAATCATTTAAAAGGTTTAAGCGCCGTACAGTTTATTAAAACAAGTAATATTACGATACATACGTTTGATAACGAACGTAAAGTTTCAATTAATTTATATTCTTGTAAAGATTTTAACGAAATTGAAGCCGAAATGTTTATACAACATTACTTTAAAGGACTTGTAAAAGCAAGCACAACAATTATTAGATATTAGGAGTACGGCAATGTACAAAAAAGGCAACGAAATACATTTTGATATTGAAGACCAGTGTAATACTTGCAAGCATAATATTTCAAGTGCTTGCCCTTATCTACAGGCACTTTATTACAATGTAGTGGACCTGGTGGAGGAAACAAACGTTACACATTGCGAATTATATTTAGAAAACATAACACATTTAAGACGGATAAAATAAATCCTCTTAACGCTCTCTTATTTTTAGGACAGTTCTTTTATTAGGACTGTCCTTTTTTTTGCCTTGTTTTGTAACAATTTCTTCATAATCTACATTAAATAAATGATAAAAGATTGACTTTTATTCTATTATGTAATATACTATTAATATAACACGTTAGAACAGTTATATTTAAAAAGGAGAAAGTTATGCAACAAGAAAACAACACTTGGATAAAAATAATTTGGGGAATAATGATTTATTGTGTGTTAGTAAGTTGGATAGACACACCGCAGCAAACCACACCACAGCCCTGTATTTCATCTTCTTATTATACTTGCCCGGCAAATACTTACAATCCAGTTGATTATGATAATAATTATGATTATAGCGATGATGGGTATATGGAAGTAAGTGAAACAACTGGAAGACTAAGAACGAATTATGTAAGTGGATATTACCGCAAAGACGGCACTTATGTTCGGGGTTATTACAGAAGTTAAATTAAAACTTGTAATTCACACCAACCTCAGTTATAATAGTAAAATAAGGATTAAGACAATGGAAAAACACATTAAAACAATAGGAAATTACACAATTAAATTTGGATGTTATACTGTCAATTACAATATCCAAAACAAAATGCTTTATAAAGTAACAAACGGTGAAACAGTTGTTGATTACTTCGACACACAAAAAGACGCAGAGGAATTTATTTTAAATGAAGTATTAGCATAAGGATTTACACAATGACAAAACCCGCAAAGCACAGTTATATTTTTGAAAATTTAACAATATCTACCGTTTTGTGGTTGATGCAGGTAGCAAAAGACACCGGAGTTATAATCGAAAGTGTTTGTTGGTATAACAAAAGAAATCCAGACATTAAACTTCATAACGTAATGATAAAGGACCCGGACGAAGCTTATTTAGCAAAAGTAACTTTATCGTGTGAAAATAAAAAGAAGTTACTGTTTGTAAACCATTTATTTTACAAACGTAAAGATAGCATACTAAGTTTATATCATTGTTATAATAAACAAGGAGAGCAAAAATGAAGCAATTACAAATTTATAACCCATATAAAAAAGAAATAGTAATAGCACCAATCAGTGCTTTTACACAAGAAGGAATTTCAACTTATGCTACAATAAGTTTGGAAGCTTTTAATAAAAACTTAGAAGATAGATTAGCCCAAATACCAAATGATTGCTTGTTTCAATAACGAAATTTTTGGAGTTTGGGTATAATTATTTAGTTTGTTATGTAAGAAAAATTTAAACGGCATTAAAACCATTTAAAATGTATTCACAAAATAGGAGGATTAAGAAATGATTAAACAAGACAAGAACAAATTTTGTATCAACATTGTAAGACACAGTAATTTAGATGCGTTTTACAGACACTTTGATTCAAAAGAAGGAGCAGGTCTTGACAAAGCAATGAAGGAAGCACAAAGATTAGCAAACGAAACAGGTAAGAAAGTTGTTATTATGCAATCAATTGCTAATGTGTATCCCGACAAAGTTTTAACACAAGACCAAAAAACATTTTTAACTTTAGTAAACGAAATTGAAAAGGAGGTCGTAAATGGCTAGAAAACTTATCGGTTTTGAAACCGGAAAAGAGGAAACAACTTTATTAGAAGTTGATTGTCCAAAAATTTACAATACAGACGAAGAATTATTAAATGAAGTTGTTCCTCGTTATGTTAAAAACAAAGAAAAATTAAATGAATTAACTAAAAGTTGTGATGCGGATAATAAAGTTATTAAAAAAGTTTTATTAAATTCTAAAAAGAATGAGCATTCAACTAAAAAAGGAAGCGTTACAATTTCTTCATATGACAAAGTGTCTTTTGATGAAAACGCTTTAATTAACGTATTAACTGATTTAAAACTTAAAGGTATTATTAAAACAAAACAATACGTTGATATGGATGCACTAGAAAGAGCAATTGTAGAGAAAAAACTTGACGCAAAAGAAATTTCAAAGTGTCAAATTATTAAAACTATTGTTAATTTAAACATTAAGTAACATAAAATAAGGAGCGCTAATAATGGGCAGAAATGATTTCGTAGTCCATAACTGTCGTAATACAAAATTGCCGGAAACGGACCCTAATTTTTGTAATAACGCATTTATAGACAGAGATGTAACAAATGTAAAAATGTATCCACCGACTTGGAAATATTGTCCGGAGTGTGTTGCAAAAGGTTTTCAAAACCCAAAAACACACACGGAACTTGTTTCCAGTGCTAGATTAGAGGCTTTAAGTCGCGGAAGAGAAGTATTAAAAGAAAATAGAGAAAAGGAGAGTAATAATGACTGATAGTACAGACGAAGTTGATGTTGGTTATGATGGAAGTGATATTCCGCAAGAACCGCGTGATGTAAAAATATCTAAAAACATTAAAAACATAGACAAATTTATTAAAAGCACAGGTAAAAATCAAAAAGGTAAAAAGGACAAAGAAATTGTCCCACCTAAAAAATTAAATTGTAAACCACAAATAAAAGAAATTCATTATTTAGCAAAGAAAAGTATGCCGATTGGAAAAACGTGGTATACAATCGAATATGGTGAAACAAGAACAACTGACCCCGAATTGGATATTAATGACCAACGGGATGATATGAAACGTGATGTTCATATTGAAGTACAAACGACAATAGATGCCGTAATGAAACAACACGGGGGAGATTAAAATGGGTAACGGTAATATAACAAGAATACATAAGAATAAAAATTATACAACTATTTCAAATACACATTTGAAAGAAAAGGAAATGTCATTAAAAGCAAAAGGTTTATTGACAGTTATGTTATCATTACCGGATAACTGGGAGTTTTCTATAGAAGGTTTGGCGGGTTTAAATAAAGATAGTCGAGATTCGATTAAATCCGCCTTGGAAGAATTAACTCAGTTTGGTTATTTTTACCGCGAATTAAAAAACAAAGGTAAATTTACATCTATATATCATATTTACGAAAACCCAACTACAGAACACGATTTAACACAAAATAATGAACCGGAACGGATTTACCGTGACGGGTTTTCCGTGACGGAAAATCCACGACAATTAAATACTAAAGATAATATTATTAATATAAGTAATAAAGAAGTTAATACTATAAGTAATGATAATAAAGTTACTAATATTAAAGAATTAAGAAAAAATAAAGTAAATAAACAGTTAAATCTAAAAGATAAAATAGATAGGTATACTAACAATATAGAGATAAGAACTGCTTTATACAGTTATTTAGAAATGTATAAAGAGAAGTTTAAGTCCTATCCAACACACGTAGCGTTTGATACAATGTTAGTAGATATTAGAACTTATTCACAAAGTACAGCATCTATAGCATTACAAATTATTGAACGTTCAACAAAAAGGGAATATAAGGAATTTTATCCAATTGAGGATAAAACAAATAACAATGGTTGTACTCTTAAGGGTCCTACTTATATTCACAAAGAACAAAAGAAAGCAGACCCTAAAAACATTGTTGATATTGAATACTAAGGAGTAATAATGTTACACAAGATTAAAAGTATAGAAGGCGAATTACAAAAACAGTTTGAGTTGATTGACAATAGTTTATGTGTTAATTCTTGTCGCATCGCAAACAAAGATTGTAACAACTGTGCTTATCTTAGAGAATACTGGTGGGGACTAAAACAGAGTTTAATTCCTGAAAAACTTTATATGCCAAAACCTTTAAAACCGGAAGAAATTGATATAAAAAGTTTTGAACAACTTAATGAAATAAGAAAAGGAATAGTAAACTTTGTGGAAGAGGGCGAAAACTTATATTTATATTCAGATAATATTTGCGGTAACGGTAAGACATCTTGGACCTTTAAACTTTTGCAAACCTATTTGTTTAATTGCAATAATCGTTTTCTTGAGTGTAAAGGATTATTTATTAACGTCCCCACTTTTATGGCGGATTCCCGTTTTGCAATAAGCGGGAATAATCCGTTATTTTATGAAATTGTGGAATTAATTAAAGTTGTTGATTTAGTTGTTTGGGACGACATCGGTGCTTGTGTGTCTAAAGATTATGACTACCAAAATTTATTAGCACTGGTTGGAATTAGAGATGTGTCCAAACTGTCAAACATTTTTACGAGTAATTTAAAGGGTGAGGATTTATGCAAAGCATTTGATAACCGTTTTGTAAATAGAGTGTGGGAAAATTCAACACATATTGAATTAAAAGGTGATGGAAGAAGGGGGGTTCACTGTGTTTAACGAGCAAGCGGAAGATGTATTAATTCAAGAATATTTAGGAATAAAAAATAATATTACGTCATTTATTGATATAGGGGCAAACGATGGAATTAAGTATTCAAATGTTTATAAGTTTGCAAAAGATGGTTCTTGTGGTTTAAGTTTTGAACCTATACCGTCTATATTTAGAAAATTAAAAGAAAATTATAAAGATTTTAAATGTGTACACTGCATTAATAAAGCAGTGTCAAATAAAAATGATAACATTGTTATGGTAGACGCAGGAGTTTTGTCACACATTACGGAAACAGCAGACGAGGGTTTAACTTGTAATGTTATAAACACACCTCAAATGCCTGCCCAACCTGTTTGGGTTGATACAATAAACGCAAGAGAAGTATCCTACATTTGGAATCAAAAGTTTCAACACGGTACCATTCCAGACTTTGTGTCTATAGATGTTGAAGGACACGAGCACGTTATTTTAGATAATTGGGACCCGGACTTTTTACCAAAAGCATTTATTATTGAAACACACTGTTATGATGAAAATGGAAAAATAACGTGGTTGCACCAACACTATAACGATATTTTAGCACAGTTAATTAGCAATTTTGGTTACGACCTTGTAACAACAACAAGAATGAATACTATATTTGTAAAATAAGGAGCACGAATGATTACTTTACAGGTTTTAAATAAAATCATACAAACCGGAGACCCAACATTAATTATAAATAATAATTTAGATGATTCATACTTTTTGTTGTATGAAAAACAGTTTAATTATATTAATAAACACTTACAAAAGTATGGTAATGTTCCAAATAAGGAAACATTCTTAAGTGAATTTCCTGAATTTTCTTTGTTTGAGGTAACGGAAAGTGATGAATATTTACAAGAAAAATTATTTGAAGAACATTTGTATAATACAGCAAGACCAATTGCAATTGAATTTGCCGCTAAATTAAAATCCGATGCCGACGAAGCAAAAGACTTTTTGTTAGAACAAGTTCCAAAACTTACATTAACAAAAGGAAGTAATGGTATTGATATTATTAAAAATTGTAGAATGCGTTTTAATGAATATAAAGAAAAAACAAAAGACCGTACAAAATTCTTTATTACCAGCGGGTTTAAAGAACTTGACGATTATACTGATGGTGGTTTTGAGTGTAAAGAAGAATTAGTGGTATTATTTTCAAGAACTGGACACGGTAAATCTTGGGTAGTTGTTAAAATATTAGGAACTGCTTGGCAAAATAAAAAAAGAGTAGGATTAATAAGTCCGGAAATGGGTGCTAATAAAATAGGTTACCGTTTCGATTCTATATATGCCCATTTGTCTAATACTGTTATTTCAAAAGGTTATGAAACAGACAAATATGAACCTTATATAGATGAATTAGAAAAACAAGATGGTTTTATTGTAGCAACACCTAAAGATTTTAAAAGAAAAATAACTGTTTCAAAACTTAAAAACTTTTGTTTAGTAAACAAATTAGATGTGTTAGGTATTGACGGAATCGGGTATTTAAAAGATGAACGTTTTTGTAAAGGTGATAAACGTGCGGAATCTTTAACTAAAATTTCAGAAGATTTAATGTCTTTAAGTAATGAATTAGGTATACCGGTTATTGTTATAACACAATCTAATAGAGATGGAGCAACAGAATTAGGTCCACAAATTGAAAACATTAAAGACAGTGATGGAATTTCTTATAACGCTTCGACTATTATAGCACTTAAACAAGAAAACGGAGTGTTAGTTGTTGATTTAAAGAAGAACCGTGGTGGTAAAATGAATAAACAATTTAGGTATAATTGGAATATAGATAAAGGTGAATTTATTTATTTACCAGAAAAAACTGTGGCAGTGTCAAAACCACAAGAAGAAAAAAGTGAGGATGTAACAAGCGTATTTTAAAAACTGATTAAGGAGCACTATGTTTAGAGTAGCAGGTAAACCCGTATTAGTAGATGATATGCTACTATTAACCGAGTTACAAAGACAATTACAAATAAACGGAAGACAATTATTTCATAAATTTAAAACAAGTTCTGGAAACATTCAATTTTGTTGTCCTATACATAAAGACGGACAGGAACGTAAACCTTCTTGTGGTATTTCGACGGAAGATAAAACTATAAGCGGTAAATATATTCCCGCAGGAACTGTAAATTGTTTTACTTGCGGTTACACTTCTTCTTTAGAAGAAATGATTTCCCACTGTTTTGGTTATGACGATAGGGGTGAATTTGGTAAACAATGGATTATAAATAACTTCATGGTTACCGATATTGACGATAGAATGGATATTGAATTGGACTTCGATAAAACCCAAAATGTAGATAATCAAAAATTTGTGACAGAAGAAGAGCTTGATAAATATAGATTTTACCACGATTATATGTATATCCGAAAATTAAATGATGTAGTTATTGAAAAATTTGATATCGGGTATGACAACGAAACACAATGTTTAACCTTCCCAGTCCGTGACGTACAAGGTCGAACCTTATTTATTGCTAGGCGCGGGGTAACTGGGAAGTTTTTTAATTATCCGGAAAATGTAGATAAACCTTTGTATGGTATTTACGAATTACCTAAAGATTGTAAAGAGGTTATTATTTGTGAGAGTATTTTTAATGCACTTACTTGCTGGGTTTATGGAAGACCTGCTATTGCGTTAATGGGTTTAGGTTCCGAAAAACAATATGAAATGTTAAATAATTTAAATGTCCGGAGTCTGGTGCTGGCGCTTGACCCCGATGAGCAGGGAGACCGTGCTACTAAAAAGTTACAACGAAATATTTTACACAAAATTATATCAGTTTTTATGTACCCAAATTATATGTATGAAAACAAATTAGATATAAATGATTTAACAAAAGAACAATTTGATAATATAGTAGAGAGTTACTAAAAAAAGGAGAAAAAAATGGACAACACAAGACAAATGTTAAAAAGATTAATCACAGAAGAATCATCAAAAATGGATTACAAAGAATTAGCAACAAACTATCAAAAAACACAACATTCATCATACTTCGCAACAGCATTTTATAAGTTATTTAATCTTATAAAACAAATTCACGGTTATTACTCAAATGTTTTACCCGAGGATGCGGCAAGTATTTCCTTGGTTTTATTAGATAAATGTTTGTTAAGTTACAATTTTAAAAATAGTTTTACAACATATTTTTACCGTTCTTATTCGAACAGATTAAAAAGTGCTGCTAATTTTAAAAGAAATAGATTTCCACAAAAGCAATTATGTGTTGAAGATGTTTCAATTTACCAACACAGCTACGATAATACAGAACAGAAATTTTTTGAATTACAACACGATATTTCTTTAATGGATTTAAATGTTAAACAATTACAATATATAAAGGGTTTATGCGATGGTTATAATAAAACAGAAATTGCTAAAGAAATGGGTGTGAGTACATTTTATTTAAATCGAGGTACAAAACTTCGTACACCAGAAATAAAAGAATTATTAACAAATTAATCCATTCTATTTAGATAATAGGTATTGTATTAATGTAAGGAGAATAAACGTATGTCAAGAGTAGCAACACACCAACATATTTGTACAAGTTGCGGAGCCATTATTATTTGTTATAGAGATTGTGATGGCGAAGCACACATAGGGTGTGCGGAAAAATTACCGGACAATAAAATGGCAGTAGGTCGTTTAAAATTACAAAAAGTTTACACAATAGAAGAAGCCAAAAAGTTAGATATAAAAGCAAAGTTTGTATAACAAAAGGAGGAACAATTTATGGCAATCGTAATCGAACGTGGTGGGTCTTACCAACCAATTGAAGAAGGTTCATACCAAGCAGTATGTTATGGTATTGTAAATCTTGGAACACAAAAGAATGAATATCAAGGAAAGGTATCATTTAGTCCGCAAGTTCAGTTATTATTTGAATTAGTAACAGAATATTATGAAGCTGACGACGTAGAAAAAAGACGCACAACAAACAAAATTTATACGGCAAGATTTACTGATAAATCCAATTTATATCTTCATTTAAAATCCTGGATTGGTAAAATTGTAGACGACCCGGATAATTTTGATTTGGAAACAGAAATATTAGGTAAGTCTTGTTTACTTGGTATTGTTAATAAGAAAAAACAAAACGGAGATTTAAAAGATGATATCGGTAGTATTATGCCGTTACCAAAAGGAATGCCAATTATACCAGCAGAAAATGAACCGTATGTTTTTGATTTTAAAAATGAAGATGCTTTAGAAATTTTGGATACTTTACCGGATTGGATATATAACAAAATTATTGTATCCCCGGAATTTCTCCAAGAATTTGGTGAAGCAGAACCTAAATCTAAAGAAAGAAATTTAGAACGCGATAACAGAGCGGCGCAACAACCAAGAACAGCGGCTACTTCAAGACGTACCGTGGGGGGAACAGCAGGACAAAGCAACACACAGTCAGTAGGTTCAAGACGCACCGTAACGCGTAACACACAAACAGAACAACCAAGAACTGACGTATTTTAAGGAGGAACAATGGCACTATTTGATTTTAAACCCAGAAGTACACCCGAACAAGACCGTTTACTCGCGTCCAAAGCATCTAAAAAGAATGCGGCGCCTGTTAAACTAAATAAAGGTGAAACTATTTCTGACAAGATTAAAAACATGAGAGTGCTTGTGGAAAAAAACCTCGGACAATTTAGAGACAAATACATACTAATCAGAGAAGAAGAGGAGTTACGTGAGTATCTGCGGGTTTTGGCAGAAGATAAAACATTTGCAATCGACACCGAAACCACAAGTTTAGACCCAATGACTTGCACACTGGTGGGCGTAAGTTTATATAGTCTTAACACAAAACCCGCTTATATTCCTTTAAATCACGTCAGTAATATGACAGGAATGAGATTAACAAATCAATTAACAGTTGAACAATTTACAAAATGTTTTAAAGAAATTTATTCAGATAAATTAAACATTATTTTGTTTAATGCTAAGTTTGATATGAGAGTATTATACCACCAAGCAGATTTTAAAACAAAGGACGGACGTTATTTGTTTAAACCCTACTTTGATGGTTATTTAGCGGCAAAGTGTTTGAATGAAAATGAACAAGTAAATAAATTAAAACCTTTGTATACGAAATATTGTTGTGATGGTAAAGGAGACTCTTTTTCGTTTGGTGATTTATTTAAAGGTATTCCTTTTAATTATGTACCACACGACATTGCTTATTTGTATGCGGCACACGATGCTTATATTACTTATGAATTATATAAGTATCAACACCAATTTTTAAGTACAAATAGCGATGAATGTATTAAACGGAATTTACAAGGGGTTGCCCACGTTTTTAATGAGATAGAAATGCCTATAATACCAATTGTTGCCGAAATGCAAGATAACGGTATAGGTATTGACTTACCATACCAACAAACATTGGTAACAAAATATTCGGCATTATTAGAGCAAAAACAACAAGAATTTTACGATGTTGTTAAAATGTATGAAAAAGAAATTATACAGTTTAAAAAACAAAATCCGGATTCTAAAATACAGGACCCAATTAATATAGCAAGTCCCCCACAAATTGCTGAATTATTATATGATATAATAAAATTAGATAATAAACAAAGAGGTAATAAATCTAGAAGTACGGAAGAAAAATACATTAAAGACATTGACCACGTAGTAGTTAAGACTTTATTAGAGTGTCGAGAATTTGAAAAATTAATGTCTACTTATATTACAAAAATGCCAAATGAGATTAATCCTAAAACAGGAAAAATTCATTGTAATTTTAATCAATACGGTGCTGTAACTGGACGTTTTTCAAGTTCGGACCCTAATATGCAAAATATTCCTTCTAAAAATGAAGATATAAGACCGATGTTTATTCCATCTCCCGGTTGTGTTTTAATGTCTTCCGACTATTCGAAACAAGAAGCAATTATTGCGGCAGTAATGTCTAATGATGCGGTTATGTTAAAAGGTATTGAAGAAGGTAAAGATATTTATTCAGTAATTGCGGCAGTAGCATTTGGTTTAACTTACGAGGAATGTTGTGAACATAAACCGGATGGTTCTAAATTTAAAGAGGGTAAAGAGAGACGAAACAAAGCAAAAGCAATTGTTTTAGGTGTTATGTATGGTAAAGGAATTAAAGCAATTGCCGAAGATTTAAAAGTAAATATTAAAGTAGCACAACAAATTAATGATACAATTATGACAACGTTTCCGGGTTTGCAACAGTTTATGGAAGACAGTTTCCGGATGGCAGAGGATTATGGTTATGTAACAACGTTTTGGGGGAGAAAAAGACGTTTACCGGATATGCAACTTCCTCAATACGAATTTACTTGGATAGGCGGTGTATCAAATAATTTTGACCCACTGGACTTTGGTAGCGAACAAGTAGTCGAAGAAGTTCCTATGGAAATTCAAGAAAAATATGCAAGTTTGTTAAATAAAGCATTTGGACATAAGGCTAAAGTTCCTATTTATGAAATGGCGAAAGCCGAAAATATTAAAATAAAAGATAATTCTTTAATTAGAGCGGAAGCAATAAGACAATGCGTAAACAGTAGAGTACAAGGTTCTGCTTCGGATTTAACTAAAATGGCAATGAATTTAGTCGGAGATAGCGAAGAATTAAGAAAATTAGGATTTAAATTAATTTTATGTATTCACGATGAATTAATTGGCGAATGTCCAGAAGAAAACGCTAATAAATGTGCTGTAATATTTGCAGATTTAATGAGCGAAGCCGGTTTGGATTTGGGTGTACGTTTAAAATGTGATGTAGAGATTACAAGACGCTGGGGCGAGAAGGTAGAAAAAGAATGAGTATAGATATTTATTTTGCGGGTTCACGTACTAAAACAGGTGAACAATATTTATTAGATAACGGTTGTAATCGTTTATTAAGTTTTCTTAATGATAAATCCGCCATTAAAACCTGGTTATCTTACAATCGTGCCGGAAAACTTTTTATTGATAGTGGTGCTTTTTCTGCTTGGACAAAAGGGGCAGAATTAGATGTAGACAATTATATTTCTTTTTTAAATCAAAATCATGAAAATATAACAATATATGCACAGGTTGATGTTATTCCAGGACAAAGAGGAAGAGCACCCACAGCATCCGAAGTTCGGGATGCTTCCGCTAAATCGTGGGAAAATTACCAGTATATGAGAGAACTATTAATTGAACCGGATAAATTAATTTACGCTTTTCACGCCGGGGAACCCGAAGAGTATTTAATACAAGCGTTAAAATGTAAAATACCATATATAGCTTTGGGCGGTTTAGTCGGCAGAAATACAGATACTAAATATGACTTTTTAGAATCTTGTTTTAAATTAATTAATGAATATAATCCGGAAGTAAAAGTTCATATTTTTGGTATAACAACATTTAATATTTTAGAAAAATTTAATGTTACGTCCGCGGATTCTACAACACACATACAAGCAGGATGTAACGGAAATATTATTTGTAATTATGGAACTGTTTGTTTAAGCGATAGAAAAAGTTTTACACCCGGAGAGTATTTATTAATGACTCCACAGTATGCTGATAAAATTGAAAAAGAAGTTAATAGATTTGGTTTTACAGTTGAAGAATTAAAAACTTCGCACGACAAAAGAATTCTATTTAATGTAATGTTTATGAAAGATAAAGCAGACAAATTAGAGGTAGTTAAATATAGAAGGAGTAAAAAGTTATTCTAATGAATGTATTGTGGGAAGATGTAAATGATTATATTAATGATTTAATTAAGCACGTACCCGAAAACGTTACGGGTGTTTACGGTATTCCTCGTGGTGGTTTAATTTTAGCAGTAATATTATCACATAAATTAGATGTTCCACTATTGCAAGCACCTTGTAAAAATTGTATTGTAATAGATGATATTGCGGATACAGGAACAACGCTCCAACATTACGCACAAAGCGGGTATTATATTACAACAATGTTCTATCACAGGTATTCAAAAGTAGTACCGGATTACTGGTACTTTGAGAAAACAAAAGAATGGATTATATATCCTTGGGAGAATAAATGAAAATAGCGTTACTAAATTGTACTAAAACTAAAAAACCTTACAAATGTAAAGCGGAAGAAATGTATTCGGATTCCCAGTTGTTTATGGTAGCTAAAAGATTTGCTGAGCAACGTTTAGGAGTTGATAGAATATGCATTTTAAGTTGTAAATACGGTTTATTAGATATGGATACAATTATAGAACCCTATAACGTAACATTACAAGGTTCTAAGAAGGAAGAACAAGCTGAATTTGGTTTAAGGGTTTATAAACAGTTACAAGCCCAAGAATGGTTTAAAGACTTAAAAGAAATACAGTTTTTAACCTCCGAACCGTATCACTGGTGTTTAATTGAATTATTAAGAGACCACAATATTTATACACATATACACGGTGCCGGGTTGGGAATGGGTTACAAAATACAATATTTTAGAAATCAAGTAAGTAGACAAAAGAAATTGTTTGACGCAACAAAGGAGGAAAAGAAATGATTAAAACATTAGTGGTATTATCTGGAGGTATGGATTCGGCAACATTATTTTATGAATGTTTAAGAAACACCGACCGCGAAGTTGTGGGGGCGATAAATTTTTATTATGGCTCTAAACACAATGTAATGGAAAGAGAATGTGCAAGAACTTTGTGTAAAATAAACAATGTACCTTTAACAGAAATTAATTTAGAATTTATTAATGAACATTTTAAATCTGATTTATTACAATCGGGTGGTGAAGTTCCTGAAGGACATTACGCAGACGAAAATATGAAAAAAACAGTTGTCCCTTTCCGTAACGGTATTATGTTATCAATATCAGCCGGTTTAGCGGAAAGTATTGAAGCAGACGAAATTGCTCTCGGAAGTCATTTAGGAGACCACGATATTTATCCGGATTGTAGACAAGACTTTACAACGGCAATGAGAGCGGCTATTGAATTAGGAACTTGGTCAAATGTTAAATTGTTTACACCTTTTGTTGATATGGGGTTAAACAAAACCGATATTGCGGAGCGTGGAACGGAATTAGGTGTTCCTTTCGAATATACTTATACTTGCTACAAAGGTCTTAAAAGACACTGCGGAAAATGCGGAAGTTGCACAGAACGTAAAGAAGCATTTAGGGATGCTGGGGTTGTAGACCCTACATTGTACGAGGAGGACGTAAATGTACAAAGTAACTAAAAGAATGGAAATTGCTGCTTGTCATTGTTTGGATTTACCTTACGAAAGTAAATGTAGC